ATATACAGCATTAGTTAGAGATTTAGGAAGTAACGCAATTGTAAACACAAATACAACAGAATATAGTGCTTATATAAAAAAATATAAGATGAGAGAAAAAAATAATGATATGTTGAGAGATACTGTAAAGGAAATAAATACTTTAAAATCTGAATTATTTGAAATTAAAAAATTATTAAAAGAGGTAATCAACAAGTAAAATGAGTTTAAGAAGTGTAGCAACAACAGATACAATTAATACGTTTAGAACAACGTTTAATAGTTTAGGAACAGACGTAGGAGATTTAGATAACCTTAACACCTCTACTAAATCATCTATTGTTGCAGCTATTAATGAAACATTATCAAATACGGCATCATTTTTTATAAGAGACTCAAGTTCTTCAATACAAGAATTAGCAACAGGAGATACTTTAAACGTTATAGGTGCCTCAAACGAAATTACAGCAGTAGTATCTTCTACTGATACATTAACAATTGGTTTAGCCGATTCAGTATCAGGATTAACAAGTTTATCTTCAGCAACACTTACTGATACTGTTTTATCAATAAATAGTGGTTCAATAACTAGTGCTGTAAATATTACAGGATCAGGAACAATACAAGGTGGTACTGTAACTGACGGGACAGCTTCATTAACAAGTGGTTCATTAACAAGTTTAGTTAATGCTACAGGTTCTGGAACTGCAAACTTTACAACAGATGTTCAAGTAAATAGTGTGTCTGTTGCGACAAAACCTTTTGCGATTGCACAAGCAATTGCTTTAGGATAATATTATTATAAATATAAACATTATACTTTTTGATATAAATAATTATATCTTCAAGTATAAATAATAAAGGGTAGTACAAAATGGCTAACGATTTCAAAAGATATGTAAAAGCTGATGTAGGCACATCAACTGGTGCCTCAGCGGATGCTGTATATACAGTTCCTGCTGGTGCTGGTTCAACTGCATTAGAATCAATCGTTATCGGCATTTCAGTCTGTAACAAAAACGCTTCCGAAAGAACAGTTGGATTATTTTTAGATAACTATGACGCAACAAACGATGGTTATATTGTAAAAAGTCTTAAAGTTCCTGGAAATACTACAGTTGAAATAATGCAAGGTAACAAAATCGTTCTTCAAAATAATGGAACAACTGGCGATGTAATCAGAGCAGAAGCTTCTGATACTTCATCAATAGATGTTGTTCTTTCAGTTTTAGAAGACGTATAATAAGAGATAGGTTTTTTTAAATGGTAAGATATATTCAAGGTAAAGACAGACCTACTGAAATAAATATTAGAAGTTATACTGGTGATGGTTCTACAGCTGGTTTTGTAGTTACACAGAACCAAACAGTTGATAAAGTTTTTGTATCTTTAAACGGAGTTTTACAAAAACCTACAACTGATTATACTATTTCAGGAACAACTTTAACTTTTGGAACTGCTCCTGCAAATGCTGATTCCATAGTAATTAGAGAAATGCCAATTTAATAGGTAAGAGAGATAGATATGACAAAAATTAAAAGTTCAAATTTAGACGCTGATGTAGTAACAGGTTTAACCGAAGATACTAGTCCTGCTGCTGATGATGTAATTATTACATACGATACTTCTGCAGGCTCATTAAAAAAAGTTCAAAAATCTAATTTTGCTTTATCAGCACCAGAAATTACAAATATTTCACCAACAGTAGTAGATCCAGATGGTTCTACAACAACAAATATTACTATCAATGGCGTAAGTTTTGTCAATCCACCTGTTGTTAAATTTATTGGTTCAGATGCCACAGTTTTTACTTCACCTTCAGTAACTTTTAACTCGTCAGCTCAAATAGTTGCAGCTACGGATGCAACAATGACAGCTGCAAAAAGTCCTTATGATATTAAAATAGAAAATGGTAACAACTTAACAGTTACAAGTTTAGACCTTTTAACATTAGACAATACTCCTTATTTTCAAACTGCAGCAGATACTAATTTAGGCAATCTTGCTTCAGGAGATACAGATTTTAGTGGATTAGCAACTGCAGCTGCTGTTGATCCAGATTCAGATACAATTACACATACAATTTCTGCTGGTTCAATACCAACAGGTATGAGTTTAAATACAAATGGTACTTTTACTGGAACTGTAGGTTCTCTTTCTAACCAAGTTTTTACATTTACAGTTCAGGCTGCAACAACTAATTATACAATTACAAGACAATTTACAATAACAATTCAAAACGAAAAATTTATTTCTGCTACAGGAGGTGCAATTACTGAGTCTGGAGATTATAATATTCATACATTTACAGGCGCTTGTTGCTTTACTGTAACAGCTTTGGGAAATGGTGATACTATTCCAACTGGCGGTCCAAACGTAGTAGATTACCTAGTAGTTGCTGGCGGCGGCGGCGGCGGTGGAGGCGGTGACGCTGATCCAGGCGGCGGCGGCGGTGGAGGAGGTTATAGAACCTCTGGTGGTACTACTGGTTATTGTGCACCAAGTAAAGGAAGTGGCGTAGCGGGAATTACAGTTACTACAACAACTTATCCTATTGGTATAGGAGGCGGCGGTGGTGGTGCTGGTGGCAGTGGTAATGGATCACAAGGTGGTACATCATCTTTTTCATCAATTTCATCAGCTGGTGGCGGTGGATTTAATGGCGGAGGCCCTTTTAACGGTCAACCAGGAGGTTCTGGTGGTGGTGGAAGAGGTGCTTATGGAGCCCATAGTGGTGGTGGTGGAAACAGTCCACCTGTAAGTCCTCCTCAAGGAACTAGTGGAGGTCCTGCTCCACACGGCGGACAAGGCGGTGGTGGCGGAGGTGCCAATCAGTCTGGCAACTCTGGAGATGGCGGCGAAGGTGATTATAACAATATTTCAGGTTCACAAGTAGGATATTCTGGTGGCGGCGGAGGCGGTCACGGCGGAGGAGTACCTGGTGCTTGGGGAGAAGGTACACCAAGTCAAGCTGGTACTGCTAATAGAGGTGGTGGCGGAGGCCAATATGCTGGTGGTGGTTCTGGTGTAGTTATTATAAGATACAAAGCCCGAACAAGTTAAACATAATTTTATACTATATAATAATATATTATTAATAAATTGAAATGGAAAAAATAAAATTAGAAACAGCAGCCTTATTAGATTCTTTTAAAAATCATTTACAGGTTAAAGACAAACTATTATCTTTAATACAAGATAGTAAAGATGAAAGTATTAATCAAGTTGACGATTATTACAATGATAGTGTTTCAAAACTAGACTGGTCTAAATCTAAAAATTTTAATAGAGAATGGGTAAAATACATTCTACCACATCTACAAGAACATTTTAATAAGTGTGCTGATGTTTTAGGTTATCAGGAATCTATAATACACAGAATTTGGTATCAACAGTATTTGAAAAATGATACTCACGGTTGGCACGTACACGGAGATAATTATACAGGAGTTTATTATGTTGAATATAATGACACTTCTAAAACTGAAATTGTAAATCAATTTGATCAAACAACAAAATATAGTATAAACTCAAAAGAAGGAGATATAGTGATATTTCCTAGTTTTTTTATACATAGAGCACCAAGATTAATAAGTGATAAAAGAAAAACAATCATATCATTTAATTTAGAATTTCATAATATTAAACAAGCAGTATTTGATAAAATAAATTAAGTGAAGTAATATTTTTATCATAAATATTGTTATAGATTAATTATAAATTGATTAAATAAAGGATAAAAAATGGCTGAAGAACGAACATATACTATTGATGAAGTAGAATATAAAGAAAGTGAATTATCAATAGAATTGAAAAACATAATTACTGCTAGAGCAGAAATAGTGCAATCAAAAGTGAGACATCAAATTGAATTAGAAAAAATTGATGTTTTAACTGATTACTATAATAAAAAGATAAAAGAATTATTACCAAAGAAGTAAAAAAATGGCTGCAACGGCTCATCTAACAATAGAACAAGGTGCTACATTTAGCACAGACGTAACTGTTAAAGACAACGCAGGTGAAGTTTTTGATTTAACAGGTTACACAGCTTCTGCAAAAATGGCAAAAGGATATGCTTCTACAAGAACAAGAGTAGTTTTAACAACTGCTATTAGTACACCGTCAACGGGTGTAATCACATTATCATTATCAGCAGATGAAACGAATAATTTAGACGCACCAGCAAGATACGTATATGACGTTGAAATTTTAAGAACATCTGATAGTACAATTACAAGGGTGATTGAAGGTATTATCACAGTAAGTCCATCAGTAACGACTTAATCTTTAATATAGCTTAATTATAAATATAGATACTATTATAAATATAGTAGAGAGATAGTTTAATGGTTAGAGCTGTAGTAACAACATCTGGCGGAGTATCCGCTAATATTAATAAAAACAATTCAGGTGCTCAACAGGTTTCTGTTCAAGTGCCTAGTTCTTCTACATCTAACTCTTTGAGGTCATTAACAGACGTGAATGCCGCAACTTTAAATGATGGCGCATTACTTCAATATGATTCTGCTTCTGATAAATTTATAACAAAAACTACAATAGAAACAACCACTGGAACACTTAGGTTCAATGGTGGAAACTTTTAGGAGAGAATTTAAATGGCAACAATAATTCAGATAAAACGATCTGCCAATACAACCGCTCCAGCAGAATTAGCTCAAGGTGAACTGGCCTATACATACGGCACAGGTACCCAAGGTAATGGCGGTGATAGACTCTTTATTGGAACTGGTACAGAAACAAACGGTGTAGCAGCCAATATAGACATCATTGGTGGTAAATATTTTACAAGTTTAACAGATCACGTACCAGGTACTTTAACAGCAAGTTCAGCAATATTAGTTGACTCTAATAAAGCAATTGATGATCTATACATTGGTAATTCAACATCTACTGGTGGTTCAATCAAATTTAACGAAGGAACTGATAACGGTTCAGAATATGTAGCTCTTAAAGCACCTAATAATATATCTTCGAGTATTACACTAACGTTGCCAAGTACATACTCAAATGGTCAATTTTTAAAAGTTGATGGTTCAGGTGTATTAAGTTTTGCTGATGTTGATACTACTTTAACTTTTGTTGATGATAGTTCAACTACTATTGATATTCCTACTACACAATCAGTTAAAATTTCAGGTGGTACAGGATTAACTTCTAGTGCTTCTGGTTCAACAATTACACTTAATTTAGATAACACTGCTGTAACTCCAGGTAGTTATGGTTCTTCAACTGAAATTCCAACATTTACTGTTGACCAACAAGGTCGTTTAACAGCGGCTGGTACTGCTTCAATATCAACAACTTTAGATATTGCTGCTGATAGTGGTACAGACGATGGTGTTGCATTAGGTTCAGACACATTAACATTTACTGGTGGTACAAACATTGATACTTCAGTTTCAGGTGATACAATTACAATCAGTACACACGCTGATGTATTAACAGCTTCATCAACACATACTTTAACAAATAAAACTTTTGACGCAAATGGTACTGGTAACTCAATTTCAAACATTGAAGTTGCTGACTTTGCTTCAGGTGTTGTTGACACAGACCTTTCAAGTGTATCAGCAAGTGATGATACTCTTGCTTCAGCAAAAGCAATTAAGGCTTATGTTGATTCACAAGTAACAGCTCAAGATTTAGATTTTCAAGCTGACACAGGTGGTGCTTTAGCAATTGACCTAGATAGTGAAACATTAACTTTCACTGGCGGTACTGGTATTGATACATCTGGTTCTGGTAATACAGTTACATTTGCAATTGACTCAACTGTTGCAACTTTAACAGGTACACAAACTTTACAAAATAAAACTATTGATAGTGCGAATAATACAATTACTTTAGATTTATCTGAAGGAACATTAACTGGTACTACAGCTGAATTTAATAGTGCATTATCAGATGGTTCATTTGCTACATTAGCAGGAACAGAAATATTATCTAATAAAACACTTACAGCACCTAAAATTGCTGATGGTGGTTTTATTGCTGACGCAAATGGTAATGAACAAATATTATTTAATACAACTTCATCTGCTGTAAACTATATTGATATTACAAATAGTGCTACAGGTGATGGTGTTACAATTGCTACAGATGGTAGTGATACAAATATTAATCTAATATTAAGTCCAAAAGGTTCTGGTACTGTTGATGTTAATTCTAGTAGAATAACAAACGTAACTGATCCTTCAGGCGACCAAGACGCTGCTACAAAAGCATATGTTGATAGTGTTGCAAATGGACTAGATGTTAAAGATTCAGTTTATCTTGCTACTACAGCTGCATTACCAACTTCAACATATAGTAATGGTGCAGGAACAATTACAGGAGATTCTAACGGTGCATTATCAGTAGATGGTGTTGCTGTTACTTTAAATGATAGAATATTAGTTAAAGATCAAGCAAGTGCTGTTCAAAACGGTATCTATAAAGTTACTGCAACTGGTGCTGCTGATGCTGCTTTCGTATTAACAAGAGCACCTGATGCTGACACTGCTGCTGAATTAACTGGTGGTACTTTCTTCTTTGTTGAAGCTGGTTCTACTAATGCTGACAATGGTTATGTTGCAACACATAACGGTATACCTACTTTTGGTACTACAAATATTACTTTCTCACAATTCTCTGGTGCTGGTCAAATAAGTGCTGGTGAAGCTTTAGGAAAAACAGGTAATACTTTAGATGTTAAATATGATGACACAACAATTGGTGTTACTTCAGATGAATTATATATTAAAGATGGTGGAGTTTCTACTTCACAATTAGCAACAAATGCTGTTACTACTGTTAAAATTACAGATGGAAACGTTACAAATGCTAAATTAGCAAATAGTGCGATTTCATTTACAGACGAGAGTTCAACTTCTGGTTCTGTTTCTCTTGGTGGTACTTTAGAGTTTTTAACTGGAGAAGGTATAGATACAATAGCAAGTGGTTCAACAATCACTATTGCTGCTGAATTGGCAACTACTTCAAATAAAGGTGTTGCTTCATTTAGTTCAGACAATTTTACAGTATCAACTGGTGTAGTTACAGTTACATCAATTGATGGTGGAACATTTTAATTACTAATTAGGAGTTTATAATGACTGCTGTAATAAAACTTAAAAGGTCAACAACTGCAAGTTCTATTCCAACTACTGGAGATTTAGCAGATGGTGAAGTAGCAGTTAATATAGTTGATAAGAAGATTTATGTTC